CTCAGCGCTTAGATGAATTAGTTTGGGTGCAATATCCGCCATGTTCTAAGAGTAGCGGATGGTATTACTACTCGGGTTTATTTTCTTTAAGTATGGTTGTAATTTCATCCATAACCTTTGCCTCATCTTCATCGGAGGCACCAGTCTCAGAGGTGAACTTAACTTCCTCTTGCCATTTAGAGTAAGCCCCTTGGATGGCTTTTAGTTTATCGCGTCTACTCATAATCTAATTATACCCCAGTTTATTTCTTTCCGCCACTAGGCGCTGGTTTTTCACGGGCTGTCCCGTCGTAAATCAATCCGTCACCGTCGTGGTCAATAGGACCATCCATCAGTTTTTGACCCTCGGGTGTTAGGACTTTAACATATTTCATGTTGAGACTACTCATCAAATCTTTTCCTGCCCATTGCTTTGCACCAGCCGTATATCCAATGTTTGCAAAGTCGGCAGGAAGTGGAAACCTTTCATCTTTCATATCTCTGACTCCTGCATAAATGGGCTGGCTAGAAGGTGTATATCCATCCAAGTATCGACCCATTAAATTATCAAATTGCGCTCGCTCGGGGGTTCCCGCTTCAAATCTACCGTCTGCGGCGACAATTAACTCTCTAGCATTTTCCCGCAAGTATTCAGGGTTGAAATCATAACCCGCTCTTGCCCAATGTCGAGCGCCATCCATAGCCGTTGAAACTTCAATGTATCCAAATCCTCTTGCTACATACCAAGCCTCTGAATTTTGAATAATTTCTTTACCAAAGCCTGTGCCTTTATAGTCCTGCTCTTCAATGACAAGGGCTAAATGCTCAACATTCCAAACACCATTCTCTTTGAAAAACTCTCTTTGTATAAAACCAATCAACTCTTCATTCTCGTTTTCAATGCTTCCTTCAATAATTATTGACCCGTCGCCCCTGTATCCAACCTGTGCGTCGCTAATTTTTGAAACAATAGTGCGCTCTTCCCCATCAAAATTATTGCCAGTATGTTCTACTCCATAAACTTCATCAAAGAATGGTATTAACTCCTGAGCGCTTACACTAAACTCACCTGAGTCCATACCTGCCGCTAATTCAGTTAATGTGTCTCTTTGAGACTCTACATAGTTATCAATCAACTCGTCTTGCACATTTTCATAAATTTCATTTTTCTCTTGCCCCGTATATTCGTGATTAGGAAATTCTTCTTGGAGACTTTCAAGGCGCTCCTCAACTCGTGCGTCAATTCCTGCGGTTGCATCTCTGTAAAGGTCTCCGTCATTTCTAACAATAAGTTCTAATTGTTCGTCGGTTTGAGAGTATGTGCCTGATTCACTTACGGCACTATTTAAATCTTCAACGCTAGGACCTTTATCTTTCATGGTCTCAATCAACTCAATTTCAGCAGAGGTATAACCCCTAGCCCAGTTACCGTGGTCTACTTGCTCATGGTCAGGACCACCTTCATGCTTGAATACAGGTTTCAATCCATAATCAAAATAAATTACTTTGAGGGTTTTTCTAACTTCGCCCAAATCTCTTTGGCGTAAACCCGAATTTCCTCGTCTGTCATTTTTGACATATCGGGTATCTCTACTACTTCTAACTTCTTTGACGGCACCTGAACCTCCTGTTGGTATTTCTTTTTTATTTACAACATCCCAAATTGAAATTTGGTCGTTTTTTATGCCTTGCGCTATTGCTCTTTCTCTATCTTGTATATTTTCTGATACATCAAGATAGACTTGTCCATCGGCATCATTATGCCATAAACCAAGGTGATATTTCCCCCCTGTAAGGTCGGCTTTGTGTTTTATGTAGTAGGAGGCTAGGACATCTTCATCCTTGTAGAAGGTTTGAGCGTCTACAATTGAACTGTATTTACGCCCTCGCGCAAAGGTAAAGCCAGTTTGAGGCTCGCTTCCATCAATCATGCTGATGGTCAGTCCACCCTCATCCTTGACCCGATTGATAATTTCGCCAATTTTCTTTCCATCCAACTGAACCTCGGCAGAGGCTAAGACCCCTTGCGCCCAAGAGCCATGAGAACTTTGGTCGTGGTCGCCGTGTTTTTTTACTGGAATAGATGCAAGAAATTTATAGGGGTCTTGGTTTTCAACTATTGTAAAATAGTAAAAGTCTGCTTTTTGTATTGGGGATAAGTCACGGATTAGCAATGCTAATTTTCTTGACTGGTCAGGGGTAACGGCAATCATGGTTTAGCCTTCTCAACTGCGAGCATAGACCTATCCCATATTACAAATACAGGCTCCGCTGTCTCAGAGCGACCAAAGTAACGCAAGGATTGTGCGCCCCGAATTCCTTTAGATGCGAGGCTGACACCAATATCGTCTGCCCCAAAAAAATCACCTACCCCACCTTTATTTATTTTTTCCCTGTGGCTTTTAATTTCATCATGGAAAACATCGGGGGTTAAAACTGAATTTGGTGGTATTGCAACTCTTACTACTACTCCTTTTGGACCAGCAAAATCTCGAGCAAGAGTTTCGTTGCTTGCAAAATAAATTCCATCCCCATCTGTCCCAGCACCAGCGTGATAATTACCAGTTCTGAATTCTTCTGCAAGGCTTTCCGCTGAGTAGTAAAATTCTTCTTGGAGATTTTGGGTTCGAAGTCCAGTTTCTTCGTCATAGCCCTGAAGAACCGTCTCCTTATGGTAGTTAATTCCACGATAGGCAATAGCCCATCCATCTTTTTCAAGTTGGTCTATTTCTTCAGATGACACAACTTTTGGTTTTCCGTCAAAACCTTGTTTTTCTGCAACTATTTCAAGTGTGAAATTTTCTCCTCCACGCCCAATGGCGTCGCCCTCACGCTGTCTCTTTGCCAGTTCTTTTCTGCTTTCTGAGGTTTTATGCTCATCTATATTAGTTCCAAAATAAGATTTAGCCTTGTCTGTAATATCAATACCAGCGCCGCCGCTACCAGTAGCCCAAGAGCCATGGGTTGATTGGTCATGCTCTCCGTGCTTGGTTACATTCGACCAAGCCCTTCCGTCATCAGATAAACGAAACCTATCGTGACGGATTTCGATTTTTTCCATCATGTTTTTGCGAGCAAAATTAAGCATTGCAGTTGCTACACCTCTGCGTTGATATTCACTAGCAACTTGAACATTTGTTATCTCTGCGTATTTTTTGTCTTGTACAATTTGATTTGAGGCGCCTAAATAGCCTATGTTTTTATTTTTACTATCTTTTACACCCATATTCATTACTACTGTGCCATCGCCATATTTTTCATTTATTTGTAAAATGGTAAAACTTTCATTTTGAACAGTTATTTTTGCTGAGATTTTTTCTCCGCTAACAATTCTTGCCCCCAATTCGCTCGCGGGAATGGTTTCAGATTTAAAGTCACTAACTGTTCCCGTAGCCCATGCGCCATGAGAACTTTGGTCGTGGTCGCCGTGTTTGGTTACATCTTCTTCGCGGATAAATGGGACATTGTTGAAAAGAGCATCAAAGGTCATCCCGTAATCATTGGACTCAGCCTTTTGAATTACATGAGGCTCAATAAACTTAACTTCAACCACGGTGAACTCCCTCGGTGGTTGCTGTGACCATGCCGAGAGTACAGGTCTATCTGCGCTGTAACTGCGCCTATCATTGGTAAGTTTGAATGTAGAGGTCTCTAAAGATTTCCAATTACCGCTTGCTACGGTTTCATAAACTTTCTTAGGGTCGCCTAGATTTTGTTTTACTCCTACTGTTTCATAAGATGGTTTTGAGCCATCCGTATATTCAGTCTTGCTTGGTCGTAGGACTTCTCTTTGCCAATAAGGAGTTTCTATTTTAGAGATTCCAACAACCTCAAATTTTCCGCTAGTTATTACCTCATGGTCTTGAGGGTAGTAACTTGTTTCTTTAGATAAAGATACGCCTTTTGCACCAGACTGAATCTTCATAACTACATTCTCTGTTCCGTTTGCTGAGCGGTCAGCGGCGTACCATGTTGCAACTCCTAGTGAACGAGTTGTTGAAACCAAAGGCATATCTAGCGTATCTCCAGCCTTGAGTTTTGTAATGCTATCTAGCAAGGCTTGACTCTCTGCATTTGTAGCGGTCATTCCGCGATAAAGTGTTGGCTGTTCTGGTTTTCCATTAGCAATCGCTTTTAACATTGCTTCGGTTTGGTTTCTAACTGTATCTGTTGAAGAGCCACCAAAACCACGCTGAGTTAAATAATTTGATTGACCACCGACATCCATATCGCTTTTAGGAACTGCGATGCCAAGGGCTTCTCCTGCGTATTGCCGATACAACTCAACGAACTGGTATCCATCTACACCGTGTTCCCAGTTATCCCAAATCTTCTCGGTCATTCCTCCAGCATTACGAGGACTTGCTGGAACTGAATCTTTAGGACTCCACTCAGATAATTCTGCTGTTATCCCAGACGCCCAAGAACCATGGTCGGACTGGTCATGCTCGCCGTGTTTTAGAACTGGTTTATACCCAATTGGAAATGTAATAGTGATACTCATGAGCGTCTCTCAGGTGGAATGATTACCATGGCGCAACGGCAATTAGGATGAACTCTGCCTGGCGTTTCATCTCCGCTAGAAAATGTTCCGTTCCAAGGAACTATTTCGCCATCTAATTCAATACAGATAGGGCAGGTGCGTTCGTCCTGAGCAATAATCCACATCTTCTGTGACTCAGCATCTACATAACCTTCTTTAGCCGCTTGATTCCATCCCTCTTGCCGTCCCTCATTCTGAGCAATCTGAATCTCTGTACGAGCAATCATGGTTGCTCTCTTGCTCTTAAGAGAATCTGAATAACGGGTAGAGCGTTCAATTGATTTAGCGCGAGCGGCTTCTTCTTTCATTCCGCCTTTAACTAATCGGGCAAACTCTTTTTTTTCAAAGTTCGTTACCGCATCAGCGAATCTTGGGTGAAGTCCTACAACGCTTTTAATTCTTCGGGCTGTTGCTCTGTAATCCAAGCCCTCATTGAAAGCATCGATGATTGCTTTGCGAACTGACAGACGAGTTAGTGCATCAATCGAGGTTACAAGTTCTCCAGCACGGCGTTGAGCAAAGGCTAAAGAGTTTGGGTTTGTTTTATTGAATGACATCTTGAACTCAATTACAGGTGGTTTAGTTTGCGCCCACGCAGGAA